ATTGGTTGTAAAGTATTTACCTTGCGAACTAAATCCTGTGCTTGGTTTATAATCATAAAAACTTACCCATCCGTTTGTAGCTTCTTCAAAGCTTAATGTATCTGGCAAAGTTATTCCTTCGTATTGTAAAGATAATACATAATTTTTATTATATATATCATAAGAACCTATTATACTACCAGTAGAACCAATAAGCGCTAATTTATCTCTAAAGAAATCAATCATGCCATAACTAGATATTTCTGAAATACCATCCCTAGATAATCTAAGCACACAGTTTCTGTTTCTATCTACAAAGTATTTTTGGTAACCGTAAACAGCGAAAGATTCTGGATTTGTAGATATTCCATATTCACCAGCGTAAGCTATTATTTGACCAATAACTAAATTAGCTGTTGTCGTAATAGCACCTCCTTCAGCTGAGTATATAGCGTCTTTATCTATTAAAGCTCTATTTACTTTATCTTCTTGAAATATAATTAAGTTAGTATCCTCAGCATAAAGCTTTTGTATACTACCACCTGTCGGATCAACACTTCTAGTTATCTCTTCAGCAATGCTAAATTGATTAGATTGATTTATACCTGTTCTAGAATTAAATATACCTGAGTATATTAAAGAGTTAGATCTTCTTTGCTGCGCATCGTTATCTTCAACTATGTATGCTTTCACGCCTAAGTCTGTAGATGTATTATTAAAACCACCTCTTATTCTTGATTCCTCAACATACCAATCTTCTTCTATTGTAGAAGTTGATGGTGCTACCCAAGGATATGGATCAAGAGCTGTATCAGGCAAGCTTACTACATTAGTTGGCCCAAGCGGTACTGGTATGTCAGCTATTCTCTTCAAATAAAATGAGTTAAAATACGCTACTTCTAGTGTTATTGACATATTATATTAATTACTTGTTTTTTTTAATTATTACCTACGCTGGTGCGCCTGCACAACTATTAAAGTTTGCATCTCCAAAATTAACTTTAAAAGATGTTCCATTTTGACCTAAGGTACACATTCCGCCTGTAATAGGGGTTGTTAGAACTCTATATTGCCCAGGAGTGGAAAAGGTTTTAAGACTCACTGCGACAGAATTATTGCCTACTTGTAATGTTATATTTCTAATCTCAGCGCCATTAGAGTCAGTAGCTTGTACAAACCCAGAACCAGTATTTACTTGAATAGTAAAAGTAATAGTGTCGTCATCTGTTTGAGTACCACCACTGTTCGTTAGTATTGGAGATATATACAACGTTCCTTGGGTTAAAGCGCCTGTAGTATGAGTTACTGCAGACCCTCCAAATTCTGATGCCGGTGTGCTAGGATTTCTTGCTAAAACGTTGTAACTATTAGCAGCGTTATTTGCAGGATATACAACACTAGCACCGGTTGACCCAGAATTAAAAACAGTAACTGAAGACGTGGGAATTGCTGTAGGCGATGAATTAATTCCAAAAATAACCCCTAAGCTTTCGTTACAAACCGTAAGACTTCCACCTTTCCATCCTTGGCATAAAGCTGCATTAACACGATTACCCGCTGCTGATCCAATTTGAAAGTTTACAAAGCTAGTCGGACTATCTAATCCGTTACCACTAACATCAGTAGCTTTAACTTTTACGCTATAAAAAGTAGCATCTGTTAAGGTAGCAATTTTTTTCAATACATTTGTTCCTGAAGTAATTTCAAACCTATTTGCATCTGCAAAAGGGTCTACAGAAACAATTGACCAATTAAGTTGTGTTGTATTAACCGATGCATCTGCACTACCGTTTTTACCAGTTAATGTTATTAAATCCCCTACAGCTGCTGTAGGAGTAGGAGTAAAAGGATTAGCAATAGAGTCTATTGTTGGTGCTACATTTGTTAATGTCAATGGAGCTAGAGCAATATCAATCGGAGCTTCTCCGTTAAAGGTTACATTAGCTGTTATAGTATAAACACCTGTTAAAGGTGCTGCTGCAATAGCGTCACTATAGAAGAAATCTCCAGCGGTTGCTTTTATTTCAAAAGCGGTTTGCTGCGCATTCTTAGTTAATGTAAAAATTGCTCCTAAAGTATTTGGAGGATCTTCTCCGTCTTTTATTGTAAAAGAATTTAAAGTTATTTGAGAAGCTGGTATAAATTGACCTGCTCCATTTAAAAAGTTAAATCCAAAACCTACTTGCTCGCCTGCTAATATACTTTCTGGAAAATTAGCTGCTTCAAAGTTTGATCCTGTAATACCATCGCTTTGAGTATCAACTAACGAATTAAGGCTTACAAGATTTCCCGATAAAGATGTTTCCCAAAAAATATCTAATAATGACTCAACGGGTTTAGTTTCAGCTACGGATAAAAAAGGTAGCATTGATAGCCAAGTTGTAAGAGGACTAGGAATACGAATTGTAGAAGCGCTAGTTACACGACCTCCTATTGGGTTGTTTTTATTTTGAGATTGATCACCTCTAAAAACAAAAGGATTTGAATCAGCATTATAAAAAGGGCTGTCTGGGCCATTTGTACCCCAAGGAATTGCTCCTGTAGGTTCAGTTACTTCTTCTACACTAGAAACTGCCGGGCCGGGTTCATAAAGATATCGTTTTTCCGTAAGAATAGATCCATATTCTCCCGCTGCAGCACCTGCTTTAAAAGGTATTGCTTGTATTTCTAAATCTCTAACTGTACCTATTTGTAATATTTCTTGCTGTAAATTACCTGGGTAATATTGAGCATTCCATGGTACTTTTTTAATATAACGATCTCCAGGCTTGAGATTTTCCAGCAAATTATTATTTATTATAGGATTGTTTACTCTTATTATTAAATTTTCACTTGTAGTAAATTCTCTGTCATTAGGACCAACCTCGTTTAAATCTCTAGGTACTTTGTTTACATTATCTCCTTGTAGTGTTGAAAAAAAGCTAATATTTCTTTCTAAATCTTGAGTAACAGGATAGCCATTTATAAAACCTGGTAAGTAAACATTGTAATATTCTTGATCTTTTTGTTTAACAACTATTCTATAAGAATACCATCCTAAAGGATTAGTAATCTCATTGTATATACCAGGAGAACCATCAATACCAGGTAACAATGGTGTTATAGCAGTGTATAAAGTAACATTTAAAGCATTTCCTAACCAATTTAATATTGGATTTTGCTGTTGTGTTGTTAAGTCGTTATATGGATTAAAAACTGTGGAACCTAATTGAGTAGTCCCATCACGCGAGGATAGTATAACATCTGATTGTCTTCCGTAAAAATCTACTAAAACAAAACCAACTTGATATGTTCTATCTTGCTTTAATTGATGCTTTGGAAATTGTGTATAATTATCAAAGTCTGTTGACTTGTTAGTTGCATAAGCGCTATAATTTATCGATGCAGGACTCGTATGTCTGTCTACGTAATTTCCATATACTACACGATTACCTATAACTTCTTGACCTAGCGCTTTTATAGGCACTTTGTCAGATACTCTTGTTATTTGATTATTCGGTAAAGTTTTATATGGCTTTATAGAACTATAATCGTAGTCTAAAAAGTGGTCATTAATAGCATTAATATCATAATCACCTGACCCTGCAGGGTTTTCAGTAGCGCTGCTATGAATTGCATCTTTAAAAGAAATTGACGTAAAATTTGTTCCTAAAGTAACTAATGATTGTAAATCTATAGTTTCTAATACTTTAACAGCTAATGCATCAGACTCTTTATATAATATATCAACTTTAGATACATGCAAAGTATTTATTACGCGTTGAGGCGTGGATTTAATCATTGGGATTTTTAATAATATATTGTTTATATTATTTTCCATCCAATTTACTATAGTAGATGTGTAAGCATTATCCATGTCTTCTTGATCAGAAAAAGCATTTCCTCCAAATTCACCGTACTGTTTAGGTATAAACATAGGTTGGCTAAAAGGAGCTATTAACGAATACTCATTATCATCAAATTTAAATCTATAACTAAATCTTACAAACTTGTCTTCTAAAATCTTTTCATCACCATTCCAAGCCGCGTCATAGTCAGGGTTGTCACTTATTGATATAGCATCATTAGCTGACATTGTTGTTGTCTTGTTTAAAGTAACAGTAATTTCTTGAAATGTTCTAAAGTTATCTGGAGTAATTAAAGAAGATGGATTATTATATTGATTAACTACATTAACAGTAGCTACTCTAGTATCCGCGCTTATGCCGTCACCGCTAACTAGATCACCTATTCTAGGTATACCATTTTTACCGTTATATATAAAAGGATTTGAATTGTCACTATCAACACCAGTCCCATTCCTAATTGTATAAGTAGCTGTTATAGGATTTGGAGTTCCTCCCCCTGCTATTATAACACGGCCTGAAGAATGATTAGACATTTCAAAGTTTTGCTTATTAGTCATGGTAGGCCTTGAAAAGTCCACTTCTGTATTGTCTTCTATCGTAATAACATTTGACAAAGTCAAAGTATTTGCTGCTCCTGGTATACCTATAACAGTAACTAATCCTGGTATGGGAGTTGCGTTAACTTTATTTTTTTTAGTAAGTATATCACCTACTTTTATTTTATCAAAATCAGAATTATCAACAACTATAGTAGCAGAAGTTGTTGGAGTTCCAGGCATATTAATTTTTGTATTTACTCTTTCCATGACCAGTATAGGTTCATAGGGAGCGTATTTAGCTACTGATATATTAGTTTCGTCGCTATAATAATTAGCAACCAATGCTCTTGTTACATTTATTTTTCGTGGTTGATTTAAGTTATCAGTAAAAAATAATAATTCTTCAATTAAATTTACGCCTGTTATTGGAAAACTTATATTAAAGTTTAAAAAGAATCCTTGTACTAATATTACAGGAGCAGTAATTACATCTACATTTAAGTTTACCTTAACAATAAAGCAATTATTTGCGGCAGTTGCTCTTGCTGCAGGGTTTGCGCTGTTAAAATCTGTAGCAAAAAAATAACCAGTACTATTATTCTCGTCTATAAACTTACCTATTATTTCTGTTTCAGCAGAAGCGTTAACAGGTGTACCCGTTAAACTAGATATAGAAGTATTACCTAAAACATTTTCAAATTCACCTACTCTAGAACCTTCTGATCTACTTATAGATAAATTTCTAGCTTCTCTATATTCACCATTAGGCACAATACGAGAGTCAAGATCTTTATTCATTTTCCCTTTAAGAAAAGTATTTTTAGTTTCAGCCATTTAATTCTAGTGTTTAATCCATTTAGATTTACCTCTCATTGTTTGAACAATTTCATCAAGCTTAATATTAGATAATCTTATTTTAGCATTTCTTAATTTAGCGCTTCTCTCTTGTTTTAATCTTCTAACTATATATTCGGGTTGATTAATTCTGGAAGCTAGAACAGCATGGCTTATATGAGCATACAGAGCCTCTTCTGCCATTTTAGGAACCTTAGTATCTAAATCATAAGCTAGTCCATCAGAAATATACTCTAAAACTATTAACTTACCAACTAAATCATTTGAAAAAGAAAACTTTCCTTCTCTGTGATTTATACCAAACCAACCATTTATGTTTGCATACTGCGGATCTAATCCGTATTGTTGACCAAGACTTTTTTCCACACCATCAAATCTTCCATAAGCATCAAAAGCAAATGCAGAATTATCTATTAGATCTCTACCGTTTATTAAATTATCGTTAGCTTTAGCCCACCTTGCTTCTGTTATTGAAGTACCTTCTAAGTTTTCACCAAAATTATCTTGAGTTGGTGTTCCTAAGTTGTCTTGAAGTGGTGTTGAAAATGGGTTTATAGTTAAATTATTTGCAGGATATATAGGTCTTTTAACACCCAGGTTATCTATCCATGACATTTTGACATAATTAACATAATCTTGCGGTATAATAACACTTAAACTAGGCGGAATGTTTAATTCTTGAGACTTTATACTATTTAAAGTATCATAACTAAATTCTTGTAATCCTCTTTTAGCATGAAATATAATATCAGTTCTTTTGCAAGCAGGTATTAATTTACCAGTACCTACATAAGCTACTAAAAAGTTATTTATAATTTCTTCAAGTTTTATATAAGAATAACTATCATAGTTATCTTCAACAGCTTGACCAAAAGCATCTCTATTGCCGTATTGTCCACCATCTAAAGATTTTAATTGTACTACAATACTTGTATTTACATCTAATGCACCTGTTATAGTTATAACATTGCCTACTACTGTATATGGTAAAATATATTCGGTGTACGTTAATACTCCAGGTAATGCGGTATAAAGCTTAAAATTATTTAAAGCGTAGTTTGTTTGTAAAGGATCACTACTTCCAAATACTAAGCTAGTATCAAACGTAGTTGTAAATGCTTGACCAGCTCCAGCTATCGATAGATACTTTTGAGAACCTGCGTAATATTGCTGATTGCTTTCAGTTATTAATCCCATGTTTTATTATGATTTTTCGTTTATGTCTTCTTGTTGTATTTGTTGCGAAGCTACTTGTATAATTGTAGGGTCTTGTATTATAACACCGGAATATAAAAGTATACCTGTTATAACATCCACTTGCTCTGAAGGATGTACTTCAAAATTTATAGATGTAAGTGGATTATATATATATTGCCCTAATCCTCCGGTAGTAAATCCCCATTTAATTTGATCAGGCTTTTTAATATAGCTTATTTTAATATCAGAAACTATAGCAGGAGGAAACACTTGTATGCGTTCTTCTTCGTATAAAAATATTGGTTGTGATATTGTAGCTGCAGTTAATGGAGATCTTTGGATTAAGTAAAATTCGTTTCGTTCTACCATTTGCACTAGTTTAGAATCTTTATGTATAACTGTACCAAGTCTATAAAAAGTTGATGGATACAATTGAACTAATACAGTGCTTGCTGTAGGCGGTGCCACGGCAAAAGTTACAATGTTTGTAGTTGTAGAAATTGTTGCTTGAGCAGCTGTTTGCTCATTTCCATTTAAAAATATTTTAATTATAGCACCTTGCGATTGAGCTACTGTCCAGTTAGTTATAGTAAAAGTTGTTACCGCTGGATTTGGTGCTGTAAAAGTTTGTGTTGAAGTTGCTACTGAGGAGTTTGATGGTAAGTTAAAATAAGGAGCAGCATAAACTGCTGGATCTATTCTTTTAAAAATATCTAATTTTTCTTCTAGATTTTTTACTCTATTGGCATATTCGCTATCGTTTTCTGGGATACGAAGCTGTTGATTTAAGTCACTCGCATACTTTTCGAATATACCTTGTTGAACTTGATTACCAACTTTGTTAAATTCGTCTGGAGTTATATACCCTCTTTGTTGCTGGTTAAGTATTAGCAACACAGTTTTATAAACTAAATCTACGTTTATAGCCATTATTTTGTTTTTTTATTATAATATAACCGACCACATAGCGTAGCCGGTTATAGTAATTATTACATGTTAATCTAAGTTTTTCTCTACAGATCTAAATACTTCAACACCTTCGTCGGTCTTAAAATAAGCAGCCATAGCAGAATAAGGATTTTCATCGAAAGGTACTGTCATTAGTTTTCTTCCATTTGATCCCCATGTGAATGTTCTTTGATCTTGTGACAAAGCTATTATCCCAGCTTCTTGAGCTCTAATAGCTACATTTCTAAGATGAACATTTTCATCATTTGCAAGTTCTATGAACAAAGCAGGATTTCTTCGAGCGAATAATAACAAATCTCTTTTAAGTTCTTTAGAACTCATGTTACTAACCTCAGATCCAACTTCAACTCTCATTATAGCTTCAGCTTGATCAATGTCTATGTCACGAGCTGCATTCACTGCATCGTTTTGTAAAAATAATACATCTAAATCATCTTCAGCTTGTTCAACAGCGCTAAACTCTTCATATAGTTTGCCTATCAATGGGTGATATAAACTTAATAACATTTGAAGATTTTGTTGTTCCTTTGGAACTTTTAAAGATCCATCTAAAAATCTAATATGTCCCATGGTACATTCACCTTTTTGTTCATCTACTAATGGTGAGTCTTGGTTTGTAGCATATCTTATTTCCCTTTGTTTGCCAGTATTTTTATCAAAATACAATAAAGCATGTTTTCTTGTATGTCTACCGGGCAATGTCAAAGTTAAAGGTGTTTTATTTCCTTTTAAGTAATATACTCTATCTTTTATTTCCCAACTTGGTTTTGTTGGTTTTACAGTAACTTTAGTTACTTCTTGCTGAGGAGCAACCTCAACTTTCTTTGCTGGTGCTTTTTTTGCAGCCATAATATAATATAATTAAATAATTTAAAAGTGTGACAATAGCTAGTATATAATAATAGTAAGGGGCTATCGTCACTATGAGTAATAATTACCCCCGTTGTTTTAACGAGGGTAACATTACATTAATTTTGAATCCTTAGATTCCTTTGAATAATACAAAGTTGTTAGCAGCTTGAGTGATCAAACATCTTTCAGATAGGAAGTTTACTTCCATAGCATCTAAAGTAGACGTTGCAGCACCACCAGCAGAACCAGTTAACCAAGATTTCATTCTTCTATCATCTGATTGAGAAGCTCTATATCTTACATGTAAGAAAGGTCTTCTGATGTTAGTTCCTAATACTTGATCATAAACTGTAGAAGTTCCAGCAGGTACTAATACTCCTTCAATAGAATTGATACCATTGATTCCTCCACGAGTTGACGCATCGTTTAAGTATTTCCAATCAGTCTTATAGAAGTCGTAAGAACCTCTTCTGAATCCTGAGAAACCTAAATTTAAAGCCATTTCTTCTGAGTTTTCAAATAATCCAAAAGCAGTACCTCCAGCGAATCCACCAGAAATAGAAGCTAACATATCGTCAAAATCCAAAGATGTTTGTCTTTGTAAAAATAACATGTTCTCTTCAATAGCTCCTTGAGTATCTAAATTCTTTAAGATAGCATCAAATTCATCAAGTCCAGCAGCAGCAGTAAATCCTACTTCTACATTTCCACGAGATTGAATAGCAGCAAACAAACCTTCAGATCCTGGAGAAGTTGTTGGTACAGCCGGTATTTGATTGTATTCAGCTTCTACCATACTCATTTCTAGGTAATCTTCAAAACGTAATCTTGTTTCAGATTCAGCTTTTAAATACCATAAGTATCCAGACGTTCCATCTTCAGTTGCAACTTCTACCCATCCAATTTGTGCCATATCAGAACCATTTACTACGTATTGGCTTCTTAATATAATAGGAGAGTTAGAAAATTGAGTCAATTGAGGCTCAACAGATATACGACCTTGATTTGCTCCACCAGCAGCAAAAGCGCCAGCCATACTTTGTCCTTTTTGATATTGAGAACCGTATACAAATACTTTACATCCAATTCCTGCAGCGACTGTAGGGATTGCAACACCGTCTAAACTAGTTACAACAATTACTCCAGCTAACAATGCAGATCCAGCATAAGCTCCAGAATCAGTTACAATTGCTTTTGTTTCACCTCCTGTAGCAGGATTTAAAAATACAATAGTATCGTTAATTGAAATAACATTTTGTAATCCAACTGCGCCCGGTGCAAATAATGTAATAGTACTAACTCCTGCGGCTCCTGCTGCAACAGCAACACCTTGATATGAAATGTGCAATCTGTTTTGTTCAGACCAAATTACTTGATCACTAGTCATTGGCATTTCAGCGCCAACCATTCTTAAGAATCCAGATATCGTTCTGTTTCCATAACGTTCTACTTCTTGTTCATAAATTTCTGGTAAATACTGTTGAGCGAAACTATTTGTATCACCTGCAGCAGCGCCACCGTTAAATTGTAGGTAGTTACTATTTAAAATCTCTTGCGCTTGCGAAGGGACTAAACTACCGAATTGAGGACTTAAACTCATAATAATTGTTTTTAGTTAAATTTTTTTGTTTTTATTTTTAATTTTGAAGAATCTTGACCGCTTATAGATCTAACTTTCAAGCCATTAATAAATTCACCTTCTTGTGCCTGTCTAGGCCGTGAGCTTGGGTTTTTAGACTTACCTATGATATCTTTGGTAGCGTCTGATTTACCCTGCTCGTAAAAGTGATTAATAATAGTGTCTGAGTTAGAAGCCATAAACAAAGCTTTGTGATAACCTTTAGCATCTGTTACTTTACCTTCTTTGTTAAGAAACTTTCCTACAAAGTTGTTAATGTTAGATTGGTCTTCTGCGATTTTACCAGGGTCTTGTACTCCATACCTAAACTTTTTTCCACTAACATCAAATTCAAAACCTTTGAATTCGTTATTGAAATAGTCATCAGTTTGAGATTTAAAATCCTCGTGCTGTCTAGTAGCTGTTTCTTGATCTTCGTTGTAACGGTTGAAAAAGTCTGTGGCTTTTTGTTGGTCTTGAGTTACGCCGGGTCTCAACTTGATTTCGTCGTAGTATTTACTCTTAGTTTCCTCTAAAAAGCTTTTAGCTTTTGCAACTTCTTCTTTAAACGCAATTTTCTTTTTGCGTATATCTCTATCCTCATCTAAATCTTCATCCCATTCAAAATCTTCTAAAATAAGATCAACGTCTGAATCGTCTAAATAAGTTTTTGTTTTTTTATAATACTCTTTTAATAAAGCGTTGTCATCAATATTACTATAGTCTGCATTTAATCTAACGTAATCTTCAACACTACCGCCGGTGTCTTCCATAAAAGAAACCAGTTTCTCAATGTTTTCCGGTAATGGTTTACCTAATATTTTTTCATCTCTAACAGCTTCCTGAGCTTCTTGTTTTACTTGAGCAACTTCTTGTGTTATTTCCTGCAGCGGGAATTTCTCATCACCATCTTCAACGGCCCCCTTGTCTCCTTGTCCCACTTCTTGCAATCCCAATTGGGGTTGTTCTGTGTGTAACACGCTTTCCTCTGTGCTTTGCTTTTGAATGGCATCGTCTTGTGGTTTTAATTCTTCTTTTGGTATAACCACTTTGGTTACATCTGGCTGTAAGTCTATTAAAGGTTCTTTAATACTAACCTTAGTTATTTCATTACTTTGCTTTGATAGCTGCTTAGGTTTCTTAGATTTGCCTTTAAGGCTAAAGTCACCTTCCTGTTTTACAGGTTCATTTGTATTAATTTCTGACATAATATAATATAATTAAATAATTGTTTGTAATTCTAGCTAGGGCCAAATTGATCTAATCCAAATCCGCCTAAAACATCATTACCTGATGATTCAAAATCTTTAGGCAAACCGTCTGTTTGTCTTTGATTTATTAATTCAGATTGTTGCGTACCTTGCATTTTTATTCTTTTATCTTTTCGATCTTCTATCTCTTGCTCTTTTGCTTTAGTTGCACCCATCTGAGCCTGAGCTAATTGTATGTTGTAATTAAACTCTTCAGCCATTAACTCTCTTTTTATTTGAGCTTCTGTTTGCATTCTTTGTATTTCAAACTGCGACTTAGCTTGCTCTATGCTTACCTTTTCTTGAGTTAATGCTTGTTGTTTTTGTACTTCAGCCATAGCTGCTTTTTCCGCAGACTCAGCATTTGCTTGAGCTTGTGCTTGGATATTCTGTTGCGTTTGCTCTTGCTCTCTTTTAATTTTTTGAGTTTGTCTTAGCTTTATAAATTGATTAGCTAATTTAGTATTTTTAATCTCTCGAATATCTATAGCGTCTGACAATTGAATAGCTCCTGTTTGTAAAGCCATTTGAATATTTTGCTCTAGCAAAGCTTTTTCTTGTTCTTCAGGTTCTAATTGTATGTAAATTCCAAAGTCATGTAATTGTAAATTCATCAACTCTTCTAATGTTTCAACATTGAAAGTACTTATTGAATTAATTAAAGAATTTTCTGTTAAAGGATTTTGAATTAAATCAGCTACCTTTAAACTTACATTTTCGCAAACTCTAACAGTTATGTATAATAATGATTCTAACAAATGCTTTGTAGCTGTATTAGAAGCGTTAACTGCCATTTTTTGTAATCCTAGCAATGCATCTTTGTCTGGAGCACTACCGTCTCTTGCTTCGTTCAATCCAGTTACATCACGTATCATTTGTAAATAATATTGATATGTGCCAATTAAACTTTGTATTTTAGCTTGACCTGATGATGATGATAATTCTTGAATAGGTATTTTACCTCTATTTAATTCACCGTCTTGCGTAAGTGATCTACCTACAATCGAACCAGTTTGAAAGTACATATTTAATGCTTCAGCTGGATTGTAATTAGTTCCATTACCTAAATCAACTTCCGCTAATCCATCCATATCTAAGAATACACCGTCTGGTACTATTCTAGACATTACCTGTTGCAGTTTAAGATGCGTTAGTTGAATCATATCAGCAAAGCCGGTAATTTTACTTACCAAAGATTCTATACGTCCCTTATACATTCTAGGAGCCGATATACAATAATTCATTTCTACCTTAGTTGTATCTGCAGTTGGCCTAGTCATGTTTTCAGCCATCTTCCATTCCAACATGTAATTGTTTCCTAAAACTTTAGCACCAGTATATAAAACCTCTATAGATCTAGATACTCTTTCAAATTGATCGTTTTCTGGAGGATTAAATGTATCTGTTTTTTCTAATGTTTTTTCTAAGCCTTGATCTGTTTTCTTTATCTTCCATACTTGATCAATGTAGGTTTTGTATTCAAAATACATTACCTGCACGGTGTTATAATCATAATTAGCCCATCCGGTAACATACTGAGAGTTACCTGGCATGTTTTGTATTCTCTGTAATTCTTCGTCTGGTATATTTGGAAACTGCTTTTTAAGTTCTGCAAGACTTACAGCTTTTACTTCACCAACATAATATATGTCTTCAAAGTTTGGATCTTCAGTGTATGAATAAACAATACGAGCTGGATCTACATACTCAATTCTAATACCCTCTGATTGATCAAATCTTGTTTTACTAGCTCCAATACCTAATACTGCTAAGTCATAAGCTATTCTTGCTTTAGTCTGATCATACTTATTAAATGACAAAACATTGTTAATAACTTCTTCTTCAGCTATTTCAACATTTTGTTTATAAGTCATTTGCATATGAATATCCAACTCCTCTTTACTTTCTGGTAAATCTTCTAGATTTCCTGTGCGAGCCATGTCCATACCCAACTCTTGCTTAATGTTTTCAAGCATTGGTTTTGTATTCATGTCTTGTTCAATAGCAGCAGCATAATCTGTTCTACTCTTTACAGAAAAAGGATCTTGAGCAAATGTAGTAATGTCGTATGACTTGTTAGACATTCCGTTAACAACTATATCTACAAATTTAGATATAACTGCAACAGGCTTCCAGTCTAAATTAAGATAAGACAAATCACCATTTATTGATAATTCATCTTTATATTTTTGAACACTTTGTTCTCCTCTAGCGTATAGTCTTAGCCTGTG